GGCCGTGGTCTCGGAGTAGTACTTGAAGGTGATCGCGTCCTCGCCCGTGCCCGACGCGTCCTCGCTCTGGTAGACGACGACCTGGTTGACAGCCACCGCCGCCCCGTAGGTCAGGATGATGGAGGCGTGGCTGTAGTTCTTCATGTTCCAGTAGTCCGAGGTCTTCCCGGAGTTCGTGGAGACCGGCGGGAGTGCGTTGATGACATGGCACTGCTCCGCGATATTGATCCCTTTCATAGTCTGTTTCCTTTCGGGAAGGGGCGGCTCTGGGAACCGCCCCGAAGTTGTGACGGCCTACGCCCTGGCGGCGAGCCCGATGAACGGGGAGACGGTGACGCCCGAGGTCGCCTTGTAGGGAGTCAGCGGGACGTCCCATGCGGGCTGCCCGTTGATCCGGTAGACGAAGCGGAACGCCATCTCGTTCGTCGTGAAGTTGACGTGCATCGACTGCGCGGCCTGCACCCCGCCCTTGTCGATGATGATGTACTCGCTGAAGTCCGCGAGGATGATGTCGCCGAGATCCCCGGGGGCCGCGGCCTGCTCGATGTACATCACGGGGCGCCCCATCAGGGTGTCGTAGGCCCTCCCCGAGAGGCCGCCGGCGGGCATGTACACGAGGCTTCCGCCGGTGCCGACCGGAAGATTCAGCTCAACCAGCTGGGAGATGAGCTCCTGGTTGACGAGCCACACGGCCTTGTCGCGGGCAGGATTCCACAGGCGCGCCCACATCTTGTTGATGTTCTTCGCGTTCACGGTGTCCGCCGTCTGGCCGGTTTCCTTCGCGGCAGACACGAGGGCCCCACTGGCGAGGATGCCGAGCATCTGCCCTGCGCCGGTGCCGTTGATGATCTCGTCGTCCATCTTGAAACCGAACTCGTCAGCGAACGCCTTTCCGACGATCGCCCCGAGGGCGCTGTAGTCCTCGAGTAGATCGTTGCTGGCATAGGCCAGGCCGATCATGTCCTCGAGGTCGATCTCCAGGCGGCCCCACTTCAGCTTTGCGGCGGTGGGAGCGGTGGCCTCGTTCTTGCGGTAGACGCGGACCCCGCCCAGGCGGGAGCCGGTCGCGCGGGAGGTCTCGTCCAGGGTCGGACAGCGCAGGCCATTTTTGCCGGCGCCGATGGGGACCTTGTTGCACAGGCCGGGCAGCTTGCCCGTCTCGTGCGCCTTCTGGATGAGCTGGTCGCTCCACTGCGTGTCAACTGCGAATCCGCCGTCGGAGGGAACGGACTCGTTCATGCCCGAGGCCGCGGCGCGGGGCAGGAGCCGCCTATCCATGACGCCGCAGGGCTTTCCGCCCAGCCGCTCGCCGGCGGGCAGCTTCGACCTTGCGATGGCCTGGAGGAACTCGCCCAGCCCCGAGAAGGGGATGTCGGCTGAGTCCTGCACTACCTCGACGCGGTCAGGAGCGGGAGCGGCGGAGAACGCGGCCTGCGCCCTGTCCTCCATGTCGATCTTCCGCTTCAGCCCTTCCATCTGCCCGATGTAGCCCTCGAGCTCGGCACCCTCGGCCTCGGTCAGATCGTCCTTTGCGGCCAGGGGCTTCGCCTTCGCCTCGACGGCGCGAAACTCGGCCTGCATTTTCACCTTGTCCATTGTGTGTCGTCCTTTCGTCAGCTCGCCATCGCAAGCAGGCGAAGTCTCGCCCGCATCGCGCGGAGCCTTTCGGATGCGATGTGAATCACCTTTGTCTCGTCCGCAGCAGGGGTGATGGGCTCGGTCCCCGAGTCCTTCTCATCCGGGCATCCCGCACCGGAGACTGCGGAAAATCCATCCGCCACGATTCCCGCGGCCGTCGAGCGGCTATACCCTGCGTCCCGCAGGAGCCTCTCCAGGTCGCGCGGCGTCGCCGGCGGATTGTCTTTCTTGTCAGAGCGTGCCAGCACCGCGGCGGGCGCATGCTGGTACTTGAACTTCGAGAGGTCGCCCAGGGCCGCAATGGCTTCCGACTCGACCACGTCGTCGGCGAAGCCGGCCTCCACCGCCTCATCCGCGGAGAGCCAGGTCTCGGCGGCCATGAGGGAGACGATCTCGTCTCGGGAGTAGGCGCTGCGTGCGGCGTAGATGTCCGCCATCCCGTTGCCGATGGAGTCCAGCAGGTCGGCCGTCTTTCTCATCTCCGAGCCCGTCCCCATCGCCAGCGCCCAGGGGTCGTGGATCATGAAATACGTACCCTCGGCCATGATGAGGCGCTTCCCTGCGAGGGCGATGATCGAGGACACGGAGGCGGCCAGGCCGAGAACCTTCGTGGTGATCTTGTCCTTGACGCCGGCCAGGATGTTATAGATCGCCATGCCGTCGAACACCGAACCGCCCGGGGAATTGATGTACAGTGTGATCGCCTTCGCGCTCTTCAGCGCGTCGAACTCCTTTTTGAAGTCGGAGACGGTCACGCCCCACTCCCCTATCTCGCTGAAGATGCTGATCTCGGCGGAGGCGTCGTCGCCCTTCATGGAAAACCAGCGCCTGTTCACGTCCTTCATCTTTCCCCTCCCGTTCGGGAAATGAAAAAGCCGCCCCGCGGCGGCTCGTGCTTCGTCATTCCTCATCCCCGTCGGGGGGACTCTCGTCATCCGGCGGCTCCTCCTCGGGAGGCTCTTCCTCCACGGGCTCGGGCGCCACAGGAGGGAAGTCACTCGGGGCCTCGGGTGCCTTCCCGAGATCCTCGGCGATGGTGTAGTTCGTCGGTACCAGGTACTTCTCACCCTGCTCCCCGTCCTGGGGATTCATGTTCTGGATCGCCCGCCACTCGTTCGCCGAGATGATCCCCCACTGCCGCTGCACCGCGAGCGCATTGTTCTGCGATACCGTGTCCCCGCGCAGCAGGCTCTCCAGCAGGAACTCCGCGAACATGGTATCCTGCTCCGCGGGGTCGATGAGCTGCAGCCCGATCTCCGCTTCCACCAGAGACGCCCACGGGTGCAGGCAGTCCTGGATGTTCTCGATCTGCTGGTGCTCGATGTTCGAGAACGTCGCCCGCGATAGCTCCTTCAGCTTGTGCGGAGGAAGGTTCAGCCAGCGCGCGACCTCCTGAATCTGGAAGGTGCGCGAGGCAAGGAACTGCGCGTCCTCCAGCGGGATCGTGTTGCGGTTGAACTTCGTCGAGCAGGATAAACTTGCCCTGGTTGCCCAGCCCCGCGTACTGCTCGGAGATGCTCTGCACAAGGCGCTTTCGCGCCTCCTCGGTCGAAATCTTCGGCGCCTCTACGGGGCGCTCGAGGAAGCCCCCCGCGTGCACGCCCTGCCCGAAGTAGTTCTGCCCGAACTGCTCCATCGCCGCGGTGAGCCCCAGGCTCTCGCGCGCGAGGGACAGCACGGAGAACCCGGTCAGCCCGTTGAACCCGGGGCCCGGCACGTGGAAGATGTCCTCCCGCGTGAGGATCCTCTTCTGGTTGAAGTCGTCCGTGACCTCATACTGCAGCTCGTCCGATCCCTTGACCTTCATCGCCCGCACCTGCGAGGGATGCAGGATACTCAACCCCGTCAGGCCCCCGCGGTAGCGATCCTTGACCTTCAGAGCGTAGGCGTTGCCCCACAGGATCACGTGCCCCATCATTGTGCGCCAGCCCTGGTACGCCGTGAGCGTCGGGCTGAATCGGTCGTGGATCACGGAGTACAGCGGAACGCCTTTGAGCCTGCGCTTGCTACGCTCGTCGATGCGCTCGTACAGGATGCACTTGCAGGATGCCATCCACCCGGTGATAAGATTCACGCCGCAGAAGAATGCGGAGATCCCCATCGCATCGACGGTGCTCATTGACGTGCCGGCGCGCGTCATCTGTCCGTCGATTGACTTGTCCATCTGCTGCGCAAACTCGTCAAGGGTGATATCCGGCCACGAACCAGAGGCACGGAACAGTCGGACGCGCTCGCGGAGTTTCATTCTGTCCCGTCCCCCTTCATGAGATTATGATGGCGCCCCGCTCTTCGTAGACGCTCACCTGGTTGCCATGCCGCATCGCCCGGTCCAGCCCCATGATGAGGGCGACCATGCCGTCGATCTTCTCCGTGCTCTTCCCCTTGTCGGGCTTCAGGTTCCCCGCGGGGTCCTGGCGCACGACCATGTTATTCGCCATCCACCGCAGCACAGGGTTGCCCCCGTGGTGCAGTTTCTTCGACAGCACCAGCGCCATGAGCTCCTTCGTCGGGGCCGCCATGGAGGCGAAGCCCTGTCCGAAGGGGACCATGGTGAAGCCCTCGCCCTCGAGCTCCTGCACGAGCTGCGTCGCGCCCCACCTGTCGTATGCAATCTCGCGGATGTCGAACCGCTCCCGCATCTCCACGATGTCGTGGTAGATGGTCCGGTAATCAATCACGTTCCCGGGCGTTGTCGAGATCAGCCCCTCGCGGATCCACACGTCGTAGGGGACCCTGTCCTTCTTGACGCGCGCGGCCACGTTCTCCTCGGGAATCCAGAACCGCCCCAGCGTGGAGAAGCCATCCCCGTCGGGGAACGTCGCCACGAATGCCGCGATGTCGCTCGTGCTCGCAAGGTCCAGCCCCGCATAGCACGCCTTGCCCTCGAGGGCCGCGGGGTCAACCGCGCCCGCCGTGGCATCCCATGCCTCGATCGGCATCCAGCGCTTTTCCTGCTGCGTCCACTGGCACAGGTACAGCCGGCGGAAGGTGTTCTCCAGGGCCGGGGTCTGCTCGGCCTCGCGGAACAGCGAGCGCATCTCCTCGATGCTCCTGAAGTCCCCGAGCGCCGGGTTGCACGCCGCCCAGACCTTCTCGTCTTTCCAATCCGCGTTCTCAGGCGCCGAGTAGATCACGGGATAGAAGGAAGGGTCGGCGACCACGCCCTTCAGCACCGCCTCGGCGTATGCGTGCTGCTCCCAGCAGATACTGTTCCTGTCGAAGCCTGCCGTCGTGATGGCGAAGATCAGCGGCTCCTTGCGAGTGCCGCCGCTCGTCGTCATGACATCCCATAGATGCCGGTTCGGCTGCACGTGCAGCTCGTCGAAGATCACCGCGGTCGCGTTGTACCCGTGCTTCGTCGCGGCCTCGGCCGATATCGCGTGGTAGAAACTCCCCTTCGCCGGGTACACGATACGCTTTCGCGTGTCGATGATCTTGAATCTGTTGGACAGGTCCCCGAGGCGCACCATCTCCGCGGCCACGTCGAACACGATTGACGCCTGGTCTCGGTCCCCAGCGCACCCGTAGACCTCATCGCCGCCCTCCCCGTCGAAGAGCGTGTACAGCGCGATGCCCGCCGCGAGCTCCGACTTGCCACCCTTCCGGGGCATCTCGATGTACGCCTTCCGGTACTGCCGCGTCCCGTCGTCGTTCACTGTCCCGAACAGTTCCTCGATGATCTTCTTCTGGAACTTCGCCAGCACGAACGGCTTCCCCCGGTAGGGAGCCTTCGTGTGCTTCAGCTTCTCAATGAACCGTATCGCGCGCCCTGCTCTCTCCTTGCTGTAGCTCATGCATTGGTAGCAGTCCCTTCCTCCAGGTCGTCGAAATCGTCCTTGCTTTTCGCCCCCGCGATGCTCATCCTCGCCCGCGCTGATGCGGTGAGCCCGAACTCCGAGCACAACGTCTTGTGCAGCCCCATGAACTTGTGCGCGATCGCAACCTCGGGGCGCTGCATCTCGTACATGCCCCCGCCCTTCGTCATCATCTTCATCGTCAGGCCCTTCTTGCGCAGCACCGCGCGGGCCTGCTGACCGATGCTCCACGCCTGGCACAACTCCACCAGCGCCGCCCTGTCCACCTGGCCGATGATCCCCATCGCCATGAGCAGCGGCACAATCCGCTTCCACTCCGCGCGCGCCTCACCGTCCAGATCCTTCGGCATGCTCGGCGCGATCGCGTCCGCCTTGACCTCTTCGTCAGCCTTCGGCAGCTTCCGCTTGTCGCGGTTGCCCTCCAGCCTCACGAGCGCCAGAGGCTTTCGAGCAGGTCCAGGCACGATATCCCCCTTTGGCTATCCTCCGCTCTGTCCGGTGTGAC